GTGTATTGTTTTCCCTTAAATGTTGTTTTAGTAGTGGATGCAATAGTTCTAAATCTATTTAGTGATTCATCAGTGCGGATTCCAACAAAGCAAGCAGTTTGTTGCCCTTTGCTTATCCATTCCCCAAACAAAGGCACAAACTCTTCAAACTCCATACCAATTTTAAAAAAATTAAAAAAATCAGGATCTGAAATCACACATGGGTAATCAGGTAAATCCCTAACCCAAGCATCTTTTTCTTTAGTATCCCAACAAAGCCAATGAGGCTTAACTTGACTAACAGCATTTCTTAAATGAAGAGGTAAACAAATCCAGTAACCGTCCACATCAGGATGAAGCATCACGGATTTAACATATTCAATCGTGCTTGAGTATTGAGCTTCTAAATCCACATACAGCACTTTTAAAGGGAGTTTTCCCTTTTCTTGTGCAACTTTTAACGCTAAATTAAACATAACGCCCGAATCTTTGCCTCCTGAAAATGATAAATAAACATCTTCAAAATTATCAAAAACAAACTCTAACCTTTCAATACTGGCATCATAAACATTTTGCAAATTGTAATGTTTAGGCATTAAATTAACTCCCCTACTTTTTCAATCAACTCTTTTTTCTTTAATGTGCCAAGCTCACTAAATAACTCTCCAATAAACTCTTTTAAGCGTTTTTTTCTACATAAACAAGCATGAAGCATTTTCTCAATTTTTAAATCCCCTTGCAAGTCAATGTAATGGCACTCGTGCTTTTGCCCTATTCTGTGAATACGATCCTCTGCCTGTTGACGAAGAATGTAGTCCCAAGATTGATTATAAAATACTTGAGTATTGCAGAATTGAAGATTTAAACCAGTACCCCCCACCGCCTGATTAGTAACTAGCATTTTGGCATCTCCACTAGCAAACTCATTTACTAAATCATGGCGTTCATTTAAGCAGTTACGCCCATCCATATATATCGCTTTATGACGTGTACATTCTTGAATTAAATCCAATTCCGCCCTATACTTTATCCATACAATTACCTTCCCTTCTACTGCTTCAACAACCTCATCTAGTCGTTCGATACGGTTTAAATCCTGCCCGATCAATTGATGCAAGGCGGTCACCAATCGATATATAACTGATTCAGTAATACCATATTGAGCATATTGTTCCAATATCTCGTTTTTAATTTCGTGATACTGGCTCACAATGGATGCATCAGACGTAAATCGTTCGGTGTAGTTTTTTTTCATCGGTAATTTCAAAACCTCTTCTTTTTTAAACTCAAACAAATAGGGCTTTAATCGATTCACAAGGGTTTTCTGATTCCACGTTCTCATTACTTTACGCTTACCAAATGAACTCTCTACTATCTTTTCAAAAATATGAAATTGCTCAAAACACCTCCAAGTTGGGTACTTCCAAATCTTCCAACTTAAAGCATACAACTGACTAAAGTAATCGTATAAATCTAAACCAATTGGAGTCCCACTCATAGCGTATCTATACTTGGCTTTTTTTGCTTGATTAGTGATGCGTTGAGTACGCTTAGCATCTTTGTTTTTAATAAAGTGGCTTTCATCTAATAAAAGAAACGCATTTTTAACGGCTTCACTAAAAGCTAAATAAGCATTATCCGAAGACTGGATAGCCTCGTAAGAAAACGACTCAAAAGGCACACTGCCTTGTGTATGTTCTTCAACCTGCTGGCGCAATCCTAGCAAAGTAGAATGAGGAGCCACCCATACAATACGGCTATACTTGGCTTGCTTTTCACAAGCTAGGGCAAGTATAGCAAGGGTTTTCCCTGTCCCCATATCCCCCTTAAGAAAACCAACCTTAAGAAATTTAAAGAACTCTACAGCATCGACCTGATGATGTAGGAGTGATGTTTTAATCGACCAAGTCATAGTCAACCTCCACTTTTTCATTTTGCAATGTAACAGGTGCATCAATTTTTTTATCATGAGGCATTTCTCCCCAATACAGCTCAAACTCCCTAGCCGATATTGTTTTTTCGGCGATCTTAGTAAACTTGTTATGCTTGCCTTTTCCGTTTTTAAAAAGTTTGAATTCAAACTCTTCTGTAAAACTAACGTTTAAGCGATAATCGTTCTTTCCTGATGTTCTTACCAACTTTGCAGGATGCCAAAAAAACCATTCTTCTTTCGGCAATTTTATTAAAACAGCACGAGTTGTTTCTGCTTGAATAAGGGAGGAATGCCCATCGACACTCCTCCATTCTTTATTCGGCATTAAACCCAACCTCTACTTGCTTGGGCTTTCAGGCAAGTTTGTAACTCCCATTTCAAAACAGGGCAAACAGCAAACATTAAACGACCCTTTAACATCGCTACATTGTCCGCCATGTATTCAGATACGTTTTCACCTTTTGTAAAAATGTACATATCAAAACCTGTTTTTGTTTCGTTAAATTTTCTCATGATTCTTTTCCTTTTCTTTACTGTAAACGTCAAGGCCGTTTTTTAATCAACCTTATGTATACATTATAACATATTGTAATACCATTGGCAACATTGATTATACATATCATCTATATGATGTAACAAAACGTCACACTTGACAGCCTAGATGCTTGGTATATAATAAACACGGTTAGAAAACTATACTCATTGAAAGAGGTCTGAGCAATCGGGCCTTTTTTGATGACTTGACAGGGAAGTTGACAAAAGGGGGTAAACTTTGGCATAATGCAAGCATAATAGGAGATACGCTTTCGATGCCCTACGAGAAACCGCACAACCTACATGAGCCTACTGAAGAAACGCATGAAATACTTGAAGGAATGGCGATGAATGGAGCCACTCACAAGCAGATGGCAGAAGCACTAGGCATATGCGATAAAACGCTTGTAAAGCATTATGGTGATTATTTAAAAAGCGTTAAGCCCCTATTTGATGCAAGGGTGGCTAGACAGCTAAAACGTAACATCTTTCACGAAGACCCCAAAGTTGCACTTGATGCAACAAAATTTTATTTAAATAGCAAAGTGGGTTATAAGCAATCAACCGAAAACACACACGGTTTTGAAAATATGCCTAGCTTTACCGTGAACTTTTCAGGCGAAAAGCCTAGCGATGGCTAACGTGCCTTTGACGTTCCCACAATGGAGTGAAAAGCTTTTTAAACCTAAGCGGTACAAAATCGCTTATGGTGGACGTGGTTCTGGAAAATCGTGGACGTTCACCGATGCTTTAATTTTAAAAGCGTATAACGAAAGGCTTGGTATTCTTTGTGCTAGAGAGTACCAGTCATCCATTGCCCAATCGGTTCATAAATTGATAGAGCAGAGAATTGGAGAGCTTGGCTTAAAGCCTTATTTTACAATACAGCAGGATACGATTAAGTGTAATGTGACGGGTGCGTATTTTGTTTTTGAGGGTCTGCAAAAACCTGATAGTTTAAACTCCATTGCCGATATAGACATTTGCTGGATTGAAGAAGGGCAAACTTTAAAAAAAAGAACATGGGAAAAATTAGCTCCCTCAATTAGAAAACCTGATTCGGAAATATGGATAACGATGAATCCATACTTGGAAAGCGATGTTATTTATAACGAGCTGATTCAATCAAAAGACCCAAAAACTAATAGTGTCACCGCGTTAATGAAAGTAAACTACACAGAAAACCCCTACTTTCCTGAAGTGCTAGAACTTGAACGGCGTTTGATGCTAGAACGAGACCCCGCCCTTTACAATCACATATGGCTAGGTGAATGCCTAACACATACAGACGCACAAGTCTTCAAAGACAAGTGGGAAGTAAAAGAGTTTACGCCTGAAAATTGGGACCTGCCCTTTTACGGCATGGACTTTGGTTTCTCTCAAGACCCCACGGCGTGCGTCAAGGTATGGGTTCATGATGAAACGCTTTATGTTGAAAAAGAAGCCGTGAAAGTAGGGCTTGAACTGGATGATACGGCCGACTATATTAAGCAGTTTATGCCCGAAATTGAAACCGCCATTATACGCGCCGATTGTGCTAGACCTGAATCCATAAGCTACTTAAAACGCCACGGCTTGCCACGCATTCAAGCGGTTAAAAAGTGGGGTGGTAGTGTTGAAGACGGCATCACCCACATAAGAAGCTACAAAAGCATAGTTGTACACCCACGATGCACGCATACCATAAACGAAATGATGCTTTACTCCTACAAGGTAGACCAAAGGAGCGGAGACATCACAACAGACGTACTAGATAAACACAACCACGTTATTGACAGCCTACGCTATAGCTTAACGCCCTTAATGAAACGGAAATATACGTTTGTGGATGCGTTCTAAAAGTGGTATGCTATACTAAAAATAACCAAGGGGGATACCATGTTTGAGAATTTCTTCAATAAAAAAGAACCCATTAAGACCATTAAGACCGATGGCGTCGAGAATATACTCACAGGCCTAGGGCGATATGGCAGGGACGCGAACACGGCTACAACGTTTAGAGGCGACAAGTTGCTTGACCAAAAGACCCTAGAAGGGCTTTATTCTTCTAGCGGTATTGCTAGGCGCTTAATTGACATGGTGCCGGATGAAGCCTTAAAGCGGGGCCTTGATTGTGACGAAGAGCTTTATGCAGAACTTGAACGGCTAAACGCCTTTAAAGCCTTAACAGACCTAGCAAAAGACGCTAGGCTATACGGTGGAGCG